GTTGATGCGACTAACGGTTGCGTGGGGTGTATTTTCAACGGTGCCGACGGGTGCAACAAACCCGCCGTAAAATGTTACGGGCATCAGCGCACAGATCGCAGGAGTGTAATCTTTAAATACTTATAAAATGTCACACTTTACAAAGCAGAAAGCAATCGAACGTGCAGACCGCGCCCGCGAAATCATCCATGAACTTATGGAGTGTGACACTGAGCAGGAATTTAACTCCGTTGTCGAAATCTACCGAAAAGATATCATTGACCTGAAACTTGAGCATTATGTTGCAGGTGCTATCAAACGCATCAAGGCAGTAGAAATAAACAAATCATTTGAAAACAAAAACTGAACATCATGAACCTACCAAATAGCATGACAATCGGAAGTTACGACAAGTACCTTGAAAGCAAAGGACACTTCAGCGATACAGACCCCAAGGAACTTGCCGCTGAGATTGAAAAGAACTGGAATCAGTACGAGTGGGAAAGGGGCGACACCCTTGACGCCGACCCGGAAGAAAGAGAAGAGTATTGTGTAATGACCTGCGAGGTGGAGGGATTCACCTTTGAGGGAACCGGAACTTACTCCTGCGGTGAATTGATCCTTATTGATAGTGTAGAACCAAAGTAATGGAAAGCGAATATATCAAAGGGTTCACGCCCGTAAAAGTTGATAGAGATTATTATTCACTTGAAGAATTTATCTCATACTCCGGATTGAAGAATCTGAAAAAGTCACCGGCGCATTATCGTCAGTACAAAGATGAACCACTGGATGTGGAAACCGATGCGATGGCATTTGGTTCAGCCTATCATACGTTCATCTTAGAGCCTGAGAAGTTTGAGCAGAATTATTATGTATTTGATGATGACGCAATATACCAAGTGCTGATTGGTGAAGGTTTTAAATCCCCCCGTTCTACGAAGCAATACAAAGAGTGGGCAGAGAGCGAGATGCGACTGATCGGAGATCGTAAGACAATAGAGAAGTCAGACTTTCAAAAGATCAAAGACATGAAGGATAAGCTCATGTCGCATTACTACTGTCGTGCGCTTCTTTCGGGTGGCGAGGCTGAATATTCAATCACCGGCACACTTCAGACCAGCGAGGGCGACATAAATCTGAAAGCTCGCCCAGACTATGTAAAGGCAAACAAGCACTTCATCATTGATTTGAAGACAACGTTTGACGCTTCAGAGGACGGGTTCACGCGCGCGGCCGCTGACAATGATTACCATATCCAGGCTGCTCTTTATTCTGACCTGATGGAGATGATAACGGGCGATAGCCGTGGGTGGTCATTCTTTTTTATTGCACAGGAAAAGCGTAAACCGTATGCTTTTAATATCTTTGAAGCATCACCTCAGTTCATTGGTCAGGGCCGGTATGAGTATGAGCAGCTTCTGAAGCTCTACAAGATGTGTGTCGAGCAGAACCGTTGGCCGGGATATCAGGTATTCTGTGAGTGGAAGTCCGGCAACATTGAACTGAACCTGCCGAAGTGGGCAGTGAAAGAGATTGTATTCTATAATCATAAAATCTGAAACTATGAGTGAAACAACACCGGCAGTGAGAAATCTGCCAAGTTATGACCAGTTGGTTGCAGGTGATCTTGACCTAAAGAACCAACAGAACGAAGTAAATATACTTCTGAATCAGGAACCGCCGAAGCCCTGGTTGAAGGAACATCCAATGGCAAAGGGTATAAAGTACCTTCCCATTGAGAGAGTTGAATATATGCTGACCCGTATATTCAAAAAGTGGAACGTCGAGATCAGGCAGGTGCAGGTTATCGCTAATTCTGTCGTGGTAACTATCCGGCTTTACTATCAGGATGTTCTCTCAAATGAAATGCTTTGGCAGGACGGCATCGGGGCTTCACCGATTCAGACCGATAAGGGAGCCGGAGCAATGGACTGGAATCACACGAAGAATGACGCAGTAATGAAAGCTGCCCCCGCTGCTGAAAGTTATGCCGTGAAAGACGCAGCAGAGAAGATTGGTAAACTGTTTGGCAAAGACATGAACCGGGCAGATAAAATCATGTATGATACACTTCCGACTATTGAGAAAAAAGATAAGTTGGAGGACTTAGAAGAAGAACCTAATAACGAACAAAATGATTAACAGAGTACACCTTATTGGCAATACAGGCAAAGACCCAGAAATCAGGACAACCGGATCAGGCAAGAAAGTTGCATCATTCTCGCTGGCTACATCTGAGAGCTACAAAGATCATTCAGGACAGAAAGTAACTGAAACGCAATGGCATAACATCAAAGCTTGGGGTAATCTCGCTGAAGTGGCTGAAAAGTACATCCGTAAGGGGCAGTTACTTTATGTTGAGGGCAAAGTGACTTATTCATCGTATGATGATAAGGACGGTAATAAAAAGTATATTACCGAAATCATTGCTTCGAATATCCAGATGCTGACCAAACGTGAAGATGTAAGAAGTGAACCCGAATCTCATGTAAGCAACATCGATGATTTACCTTGGAAATGATTAAATCCATTGCCATAAAGGAGAAGGACAAGTTCCGAATAGTTAACGACAAGCTGTTCCGCGAAGAACTTGCCCGACTCCCTCGTGGCAGGTATGAAATTGTGATCCGGAAGAAACGCCGTATGAAAAGTCAGCCTCAGTTGGGGTATTATTATTCGTGTGTCCTTCCGCACTTTCACCGCGCAGCTATTGACGCTGGATGGGAGTTCGCCAATATTGAAGAACTTGATAATTATCTGAAATCCATGTTCGCATCAAAGGACATAATAAATAAGCACACGGCAGAGATTCTGACCATTCCAGGTCTGAAGCGTGACATGACAACAACTGAAATGATGTTGTTTGTGGATGCAATCAAAGAGTATGCCCTGGAGTTCCTGAACTATCGGATTCCTGATCCGGAACAGCAGACAGAAATTTTTGGTGAAGATTTGCAGAGTTGAAATTAAGTTGTATATTTGCCATACCGAAATAAAGTAACATGAGTTTTTTAAGCAAATTATCGTCTTTAAAATACCCCGTCACGGGCATTAATTCCTTCAGGTGGAGCGTTACACTCCCAGGGCCTGAAGGTTTTTTTGTGCCGGACGGGGTTCTTTTTTAATTACCATGTCTGAAGGTTGGATAAAATTACATCGCAAGTTTGAGGACTGGGAATGGTTTAATAATTCCGAGATGGTACATCTGTTTATTTATCTCTTATTAAACGCAAATCATGAAGATGGTAAATGGAGAGGAATAGACATAAAAAGAGGCCAGATATTGACCGGACTACACACCCTTAATGAGCATACAAAGATCAGTATTCAGAAATTAAGGACTTGCTTATCTAAATTAGAAAAAACCGGAGAAATCAACAAACAAACAACAAACAAATATAGTATTATAACTATCATAAACTATGACAGTTATCAAGGGTATCAACAAACAAACAACAAACAACCTAACAAACAACTAACAAACAATCAACAAGCAACTAACAACAAACAAGAATATAAGAATGATAAGAATGAAAAGAAACAAAGAATATTTATAGCACCCACGATTGAAGAAGTTGAAAATTATTTTGAAGAAAATGGTTATAACTCAGACATAGGACGAAAGGCATTTAATTATTACAATGTAGCCGATTGGCATGACGGCAAAGGAAAGAAGATTATAAACTGGAAGCAAAAGATGCAATCAGTATGGTTCAAAGAAGAAAATAAAAAGCAATCTCTTAAAGTTGCAATGTGATGAAGATTAAAAGCACACTAACAAATGCACTTTATGAGTTTGTTCCTAATGGTAAGACAGACCAGGAACGATATACTTGTCCTGAGTGTTCTCATCTTCGTAAAAAGAAATCTGATAAATGTTTTGCATGGAATAGCAAAGAAGATATCGGATATTGCCATAATTGTGGTTCTTCATTTTATGTGTTTAAGCCTTCAGAAAAGCAATACACAGTTCCAGAGTGGCGAAATATTACAGGACTATCCGATAAGGCCGTTCATTGGTTTACCGGAAGAATGATATCTCAGGGTACATTGGTTAAAATGAAAATATATTCTGATAATGTTTATATGCCGCAGTTTGAAAAGGAAATTGAAACTATATGCTTCCCTTTCTTTTTTCAGGGCAGATTAGTCAATATCAAATATAGGGGAGCCAATAAGTCATTCAAACTTCATACTGGCAGTGAACTCATATTTTATAATCAGGATGCAATCTTAGACAATGATGAAATCATTATTGTTGAAGGAGAGATTGACGCTTTAAGTTTTATTCAATGTGGGTTCAATAATGTTATATCAGTTCCTAATGGAGCGAATAAAAATCTTGAATACCTTGACACATATCATGAGCTTTTTGATAAGGTTAAACGTATATATCTTGCAACTGACCAGGATACAAAAGGCATTGAATTAAGGGATGAACTCGCACGGCGATTAGGAGCAGACCGTTGTTCATTGGTAAATTTTAAAGATTGCAAAGATGCAAATGATTATTTGTTAAAATACGGCAGTGATTTTCATGACTTAATTAAGACGGCGGTTCAAATTCCTACTAAGGGAATCATAACAATAGATAATATTGAAAAAGATATTGATGATCTTTATCGCAACGGACAGCAACCAGGTAAAGAATTAGGAGAGCCGTTTGACAATTTTATCCGGTGGGAAACAGGACGACTTGCAATAGTTACAGGAATACCATCTTCAGGCAAGTCCGAGTTTGTTGATTATCTTGTTATGAAGATGAACGTTTTATTCGGCTGGAAGGCTGCATACTTTACTCCTGAGAACTATCCTTTAAAATATCATTATTCAAAGTTATTTGAAAAGTTGATAGGTAAAAAGTTCACAAGCAAAACATCGACTGAGCTTGATTATGATATGGCAATGGATTATATTAAACAGAACTTCTATTATATTTTGAATGAAGAAGATTTCACTGTGGAGAGTGTTTTAACTGCCGCAAAGATTCTTGTTCGTACACGTGGAATAAAAATACTTGTGATTGATCCTTACAATAGACTTGAACATCAATATAAAGACAGTGAAACGCAATATATAAGCCGTTTCTTAGACCAACTGACAAACTTTGCAAGGTTTAATGATGTACTTGTTATCCTGGTTGCTCATCCACGTAAAATGGATCGTGAAGGTAATGGTAAGTTGAGATGCCCAACGCTATATGACATTGCAGGTTCATCTAACTTTTACAATAAATGTGATTATGGATTTACAATTCACCGAAAAACCGATGATAGTAATATCCTACTTAATGAAGTTACGGTTCATTGGCAAAAAGTGAAGTTTAAATACTTAGGTAACAATGGAGCTTCAGAACTGAAGTATAACTTTGTTAATGGTAGATTTCAAAAAGACACTAATTGGGATAACCGGAACTGGCTAGTCAGGGAAGTATCACAGGTCAAACTTGAATACAATGAACAGATGTATGAGAAAGATGAAAACACACCGCCATTTTAAATATGATAAATATCATTGAAATTAGCATAATGAGTATTTAAATTTGAAACTATGATACAGAAAACATTATTCGGTGATGAAGTTCAGAATGAACGTGATGATAAATATACCACGAAAATAAAGGCTCCGATTTATGAACCTAAAAATAAGAAACCACATATTCTTGAACTATGTGATTATAGTAAAACAAAAAGGCTTATTCATGAAATTGAGATGAGTGGAGTTGATGATGAAGAAAAGAGATTTTTAATTGAAGCCGCAAAACGTCATAATGTATTTAATTATTCAAAGATTGCAGATTATTACGCTCATGCAACGCCAGAAATGCAACATTTAATGGAAAGGTCTGCACTTGTTATCATTGACTTTGATAAGGCCATCCAATATGGCTACGTACAATTATCCGATGAAATAATGAATCAATATCTTACAGAATATGATACTGAATAATAATTTTGCTGTATTTATTCTTACTCACGGTAGGCCCAATAATGTTATTACATATTCAACATTATTGAAACAAGGCTATACAGGTAAAATATATTTAATCATAGATAATGAAGATAAAACAGCCTCAAAATATTATGATATTTATGGGCCTGATAAAGTCATAATGTTTAATAAATTAGAAATAGCAAAATCATTTGATGAGTTTGACAATTTTGGGGATAGGAGGACAATTGTTTATGCGCGTAATGCTTGTTTTGATATTGCTCAAAAATTAGGAATCAAATATTTTCTTGAATTAGATGATGATTATACTGCATTTGATTTTAGGCTTTATAATAATAAAGCGATATTAAAGCCAGTAAAAAATCTTAATAATCTATTTGCATTAATATTAAATTACTATAAAAGTATTTCAGCTAAGTCTATAACACTCGCTCAGGGCGGTGATTTTATTGGTGGAATTGATAACGGCAAAGAACTTTTCAGATTCAGCAAGAGAAAAGCTATGAATACATTTTTCTGTTCAGTAGATAGACCATTTAAATTTATAGGTAGAATAAATGAAGATGTGAATACATATATTTATAAACAAAGCACTGGACTATTATTTCTTACTATTTGCAACGCATCAATAACACAAAAAGCGACACAGAGCAATCATGGTGGGATGACTGATATTTATGTAAATAGAGGAACATATATAAAGAGCTTTTATACTGTTATTTGTTCTCCGAGTAGCGTATGTATAAGGCAAATGAATGCAAAGCATCAAAGATTACATCATTCTATAAATTGGGAATGTGCAGTACCGAAAATTATCGATTCAAAATATAAGAAATATGTTAAAACACTTTTTTAAGCCCCGCCTAAGTCCACGTATGGCACGTCAGTTGGCAAAGAACTTAATCCTGATGATGGAGATCTATG